ACTATAATACTATTATGAAATTTACTGTCTACTCTAAAAATGGTTGCCCCTTTTGCTCTAAAATAGAACAAGTATTGCAACTTTCAAAATTGGAGCATAAGATTTATAAACTTAATGAGGATTTTACCAGAGATCAATTTTATGCTGAATTTGGGCAAGGTTCTACTTTTCCTCAGGTAATTCTGAATGATACTGAACATCTTGGGGGATGTACTGATACTGTCAAATACCTACAAGAAAGTAATATTATCTAAATGAACGCAATTTTCAATGAAGTCCAATATGATGTAGAAAGGGCAATTGATTACGCCTTTCAGGGAAAATTTGTTTTAAATTTTTATGAATATTTGAAAATCAAAGGTGCAATTAAACAAGTAGTTGAAGATTTTCTTGAAAGTAAAACAGTCGATAATCTTAATGAAGTGGTGAATGATTTGGAAACATACTTAGAAGGTGGTTCTGACGATCAACATAAACAACTTCGTGAAGCATACGGTTATCTTTCAAAACCACAAGCGAGAAAAATTAAAGATTATTTGAATAACATTTTAGAAGATGCGCGAAAATATAATTATGACAAACGAAAAGGAAGGCGCAAAAAGCAAACTAAATAATTCTGAAGATCTCCAAATTAATCGGGGATTTGAATTGATGCTAAGACATAATAGTAGGAGGGAGAAACCATCGGAACCAAAAACATTTCAACTTCGTTTTGGTAAGATGTTATCTCTCCTAAACAGAGAGATACATTTTCAAATTGATTTTTTATTTGATATGAAAAAAAAGTAACTCTCGGGAGAAAACAATGGAACTATCAGTTATTTTGACATTCACAACTCTATTTTGTGTAATGTTCTTGTTTATCGGTCTGATTGGTGGGTGGATATTTAAACAATATCAAGTAGAAAGAATTTATGGTATTCGTAATATTCATCCAGAATTTTTTGACAGCAATGGCAATATAGTTCCAGATGAAGTTTTAGCAGTTCGTTTTGAGGAAGGATTCTTTGAGGACGATGAAGAAGAATCTGAAGAAGAAGATTGATTAATAAATAAAACCATACTATACTAATCTGAGTTGTATTAAACATTATGCCCGCAGCAAAAACCGTTGAAAAACCAATCGCAAAACTTCAAGCAAATCCATTTCAATATGAGATTTTGGATCTTGCTTCAAAACAAAGAAGTAATGCAAAAAAAGTAGAGGTGCTAAAAGAGTATCGTAATGATGCTCTGGTATCTCTTTTTATTTGGAACTTTGATGAGAGTGTAATTACCATTCTTCCTCCCGGTGCAGTTCCTTATGCTGATCCAAATGATCAATCTTCAGTAGGAGGTAATCTTACTGACTTTATTGACAGCAAAGCAAAAAATAGTAATCTAAAAAATGGTGCTTATGCAGGAACCGATGAGGTAATGAATAAGCAACATACTTCACTTCGTAATGAATATAAAAATTTCTATCTTTTTATCAAAGGTGGAAATAATGAACTATCTCAAATTCGTAAAGAAACTATCTTTATCAATATGCTTCAAGGACTTCATCCTTTGGAAGCAGAATTGGTTTGCCTCGTAAAAGATAAAAAACTCGCAGATAAATATAAAGTATCTTGGGATAATGTCAAAGAAGCATACCCAGATATTCGTTGGGGAGGTCGTTCATGACAAAAGTTGCGGAGAAAGAAATGGCACAATGGACACCAGAAGAAAAGAAAGAAATTCCTTCTCAATATGGATGTGAACTTTTGTTTGAAAGAACAACTCTGCAACAAATTAAAGATCCGTCTCTTCCCAATGATGCATATATTGTGATTTACCGTGTAAATGATGAAACCTTTATGGATTTGTGTCGCGGAACAAGAGTTAGAATTTTTGATATGTATTATGATAGATTTGGTCCCGGTTCTGTTCAAAAAATTGATTTTGGATATGGAAGGACCAGTCCTAAATTGTGGGGATATAAAGCACCGGAGGGTAAGAAAAAGAAATGAGTGAAGGATTTAATAATAAATTGAAAGTAGTTGTTGATCCAGATAGTGTTGATAAATTACTTAAAGAGTATAAAAAAATAAAAAAATACATGAAATCTTCTTTGTATCAAGTAAAGAAAATTGATGGAACAGAAAAAGTTGTGTCGGAACTTTTAAACGAATATTACGATAATCCAATTGAATAAATGGGTAAGCATTTCTTATTAAACCTCTATGGATGCTCGTCAGTTCTTCTGAACGACGAGCGTTTTCTTATTGATCTCATAGAAAACGCTGCAGTCGCATCAGGGGCAACCGTATTGAAAACAGTATCTCATAAGTTTGACCCCCAAGGAGTTACTGGAATTTGCTTATTGTCTGAGTCTCATATTTCAATCCACACTTGGCCTGAGGAAGGAAAAGCAGCATTAGATGTTTATACCTGCGGATCTGCAAACCCAAAAATTGGTTGCGACATAATCATTGCTCAACTTAATCCTATTGAGTATAAGTTGAACTATATTCAAAGATAAATAATAATGCTCTAATTAGGTCGCACTTTTAGAGAGTGGGTGGAGAAATCCACCCTATTTTATTATAAATATTATTGCGACCTTAATTTAGAAGCAGATGAAAAAATTTTATGTTTATGCTTATTTGAGAAAAAGCAGATATACTCCTTACTATATTGGAAAAGGATGTGGTAGGAGATGTTATGATAAAAAAGGAAAAAAATGCAACCCACCAAAAGATAAGAGTAGAATAATAATTATTAAAGATAACTTATTAGAAGAAGAGGCATTTGATCTTGAAAAAAGATTAATAAGTTTTTGGGGTAGAAAATGTGATGGTGGAATTCTTTTGAACATTTCTCCCGGAGGAAGTGCCCCACCTATTAGTGATGGAAAAAATCTTCTCCCATATAATCAAAAAAGAAAATTTGCAGGAAGTAAGATTCACCCAGCAAAACCAATAACTATTAATGGTGTTACATATCATTCCATAAAACAAGCATCTGAAGTTTTAGATATTAATCATTCAACTTTATCTAAACGAGTTAGAATGGGAAATAAATTAGATGAACCAGTTAAAGAAAAACATAGAATTTTGGTTTTGATTAATGATAATGAATTTACTATAATAGAAGCAGCAAAAATTATGAATATAACTGTAAGTGCCCTTAGAAATAGAATAAGACGAAATCATCCATCAGTTAAATATAAAAGAGTTCAATAGAATACAGTTTAGTATAATTAACTACATTATTGACTAAATATTATAGAGTGTATTATAATACTCTTATCGTTCATCCAGAAAATCTGGACGCAAGTAAGACGACGCGGAACGTAATTCGTTCATTTGCTATTTTAAAATAGTAAACGGAAACGCCGCCTGAAGGAACGGGACTAATCATCTCATTCTGGAGGAAAATTCAATGACTAAAACTGTTTATAGAGGTGTTCCTTACGACACCGAAATTCGTCGCCAGCAACAGCAGACACAGCAACCTCAACAATGCAACGAAACATATCGTGGTGTTAAATTTGTGAAGGAGGTGAAATAATGAAAACTTATTTCGTTCAATACTTGAAGAAAAAAGAAAAAAGTAAAAAATTTTTGAAGATAGCACAAATCAATATGGCGATGAAATCACAAATTGCATAACTTTAAAGGAAAGGGGGGGGACTTGACTCCCTTTCTTTTTTTATGTAGAATGGAATGGAATGAAATTGAATATGCCAATGAACATAGAGAAAGTAAATTTAATTGTCAAAAATATGGAACTTCTTGTTCAATCCTTAAAGGAAGAACTGAAAGATAGTAACATTGTTAAATTGCAAGATCTAATCGTATCACAGCAAATAATTGACGATGACCCAGACTATTATGAAGAGGAAGATTGATGTATAACGAATTAACTCAATTTGAAAGAGCACTTGCTCGTTTTGGAGACAAGGTTGCTCTTATTGCTGGACTTGAAATCTCAAATAAGATTTCTCCAGAAGAAGCATATCAGGAAATCAAAGATATGTATAAGGAACTAAAAAAACTTCGTAAAGCAGAAAAAGAAACATGGGGGATTGATGAATGAAAGATCAGGTCAAACTAATTGCTATTACTCAAGGAGCAGGAGAACTTGTAAATAGAAATGCTCAAGATGTAATTTCATATATTGCTCGCGTAAGTAATCCAAATAATCAACTTAATTTTGAAACTTCTGCCGGTCTTCTTAAATATTGCATTAAGCATGAGCACTGGAGCATCTTTGAACAAGCATACATGACTCTTGAGATTAATACTACAAGAGGTATTGCTGCACAAATTCTTCGTCATAGGTCATTCACATTTCAAGAATTTTCTCAAAGGTATGCTGATACCAATCTTCTTTCCGATAAACCTGTGATTCCTGATCTTCGTAGGCAGGATAATAAAAATCGCCAAAACTCCATTGACGATTTTGGCGATTATGCTAAACTTAAAATGCAAGGTGAAATTGCTGAGTATTTTGAAAAAGGTCAAAAACTTTATAATAATCTTCTGGAAAAGGGTGTTGCTAAAGAATGTGCAAGATTTGTTCTTCCATTATCAACACCAACCAGAATTTATATGACTGGTTCTTGTAGATCTTGGATTCATTATATCAATCTACGATCTTCGCATGGAACTCAGAAAGAGCACATGGATATTGCTGAAGCATGTAAGTGTGTGTTTATCTGTCAGTTTCCTGATGTAGCAAAAGCACTTGAATGGAATAGATCTAAAGATTGTCCAGAATGTTCTGATGCATCATCCATTACATTAGAATAAATAACCTTATATAAAATGGAGGTTTAAATTGGCAACATATCCAATTATCAATACTATTACTGGTGAACAAAAAGAAATTTCTATAAGTGTTCACGAATGGGAACAGTGGAAAAAAGACAACTCTGAGTGGATACGGGATTGGTCAGATCCATCAACTTGCCCAGCAAGTGCTGAAATAGGTGAATGGAAAGATAAACTCGTTAAAAAGCATCCAGGATGGAATGAAGTATTAGAAAAAGCATCAAAAGCACCTAAATCCCGTGTAAAGAAAATCTAAATGGCAAGAAGAAAAAGGACTACTCAGGAAAATCCAATTGGTGTTGGACTAACTGCAAAGCAAATGAAACGTAGAAAACCAATCAATACAGAGTTACTTTTAAATATTGAACCATTAACAGATAATCAATCAAAGCTTTTTGATTCTTATTCTGAAGGTAAACATGTAGTTGCTTATGGAGCAGCAGGAACTGGTAAAACATTTATTGTTCTCTATAATGCTCTAAGAGATGTTTTGAATGAAAAAACTCCTTATGAAAAAATATACATTATTCGTTCTTTAGTTCAAACAAGAGAAATTGGTTTTCTTCCCGGAGGACATGAGGACAAGAGTGCTCTCTTTGAAATACCATACAAAAATATGGTAAAATACATGTTCCAACTTCCTTCTGATGAAGATTTTGAAATGCTCTATGGAAATCTTAAGACACAGGGGACTATAAGTTTTTGGTCTTCTTCTTTCTTACGAGGAACAACTTTTGATAATTGTATTCTTATTGTGGATGAATTCCAGAATATGAATGGACATGAGCAGGATTCTATCATTACTCGTGTTGGTGAAAATTGTAAGATTATGTTCTGTGGTGATGCTTCGCAGAGTGACTTGGTTCGTCAGAATGAAAGAAATGGAATTCATGACTTTATAAAAATTCTTCAAATTATGCCTTCATTTGATTTTATCGAATTTGGTATTGATGATGTTTGCAGATCTGGATTAGTTAAGGAGTATCTAATTGCCAAGCACACTTTAAATATTGAAATCTAAATGTTCACACACCTTGATTTGAAACTTCCCGGACTTGAAAGGGAAACTATAGATGGAGTTCGTTATTATAAAATTGATGGGAAAAAAAAGAAATTAGTTTCTATTACTTCCGTCATTAGTCATTATAACAAAGAAAAGTTTGCCAAATGGCGTAAAAGAGTTGGTGAGGAAGAGGCAAATAGAGTTACTAAAAGAGCAACCAGTCGTGGAACTGATATGCATCTTTTAACAGAATATCATTTGCTAAACAAAGAACTTCCTTCAGTTCAACCACTTTCTGAAATGCTATTTAAAATAGCAAAACCAACTCTTAATCGTATAAATAATATTCGCACATTAGAAGGTGCTCTTTATAGTGAGATTTTGGGTGTTGCCGGAACTGTTGACTGTATTGCGGAATTTGATGAGGAACTTGCTGTTATAGATTTTAAAACATCCGCAAAACCTAAACCTCGCGAATGGGTAGAAGGATATTTTGTTCAAACCATGTTTTATGGAATGGCACTCTATGAAATGACTGGCATTCCAATTAAAAAGTTAGTCATTATAATGTCTTGTGAAAATGGAGAGTGTGTTGTTTATGAAGAAAGAGATTTGGAAAAATACATGAGAATGGTAATTCAATACATCAAAAAGTTCGTAAACGATAAGTTGCAGGCGATTGCTTGACAACCGGATCCATAAATCCTATAATGATTGAAATTGTGATAAATTAGTTACTGTGTCTCTTACGCTTATTCAATTAATGAATTCTGACATCAATCAAGAATTAGAAAAGGTACTGGAAGAAAAGTTCTTTTGCCCATCAAGGTTTGCTCAAGAAGTTGAGAAACTTGTGGTAATTGAAAATATTTCTTACATTGATGCAGTAATTGCTTTCTGCGAAATCAATAAGATTGATTTGGAGTCGGTTCCAAAACTTCTTTCTAAACCACTTAAAGAGAAAATTAAGTACGAAGCAATGGAACTTAATTTTCTCAAAAAAACATCTAAAGCACGATTAGTATTTTGAATGTGAATCCCTTTCAGGTCTATACTACATACTTAGCAATTAAGAATCATTTTACTAATAAGAACTATAATTACTTTACCTACAACGGAAAGATAAAGGCAAATATTCAATCCTTCTATAAACGCAAGGATAGATTTTATTTTGAAAAAATGTCTCGTCAGAAAACTGACGAAGAAATCATTAATTTCTTTGTGTCTAACTTTGCATCTTGTGATGATCCCCAATCATTATGGGTAGGTGAGATTATTAAAGAAGGAGAAAGTAATTATAAAAATTGGATGCGTAAGACCCAATCACTTTCTTATATTTTTAGGGATGAAGTAAGCATCTTTAATTCTAAAAACTTCGATGAAATGTTCAAGATCGAAGGTAATAGGCATCCAAAAATTTTAAAAGAATTTCTTCAAAATAAAATATCATTAGAAACAATGATAATCTTGAATAAGATTCTTGGATATAAAAATCAATTTGACAAAAAACTTCAAGATCCTGTGTGGGAATTTGTATCAATGAAAATTGAAAAATACACTCCATTCCTACATATTGATAGTAATAAATTTAAACTAATTTTAAAGGAGTGTGTTCTGTGAGTTTCTTTAAATCGGACATAGTTCGTGCAGAGATGACTGAAATCTCTATCTTGCAGGATGATATCTATCGCAATATTTTTGCTTTTTCTTCTATGAATAATGAAGAGAAAAGTTTTCATATTTCTCTTCTTGAAAAACTTCTAAATAAACAAAAAATTCTTTATACTCGTTTGAGTTTGTCTGATGATCCAGAGGCAATTGAAATGAAAAAAAGAGTTATTGAATCTGCTCAACTTATGGGTATGCCACCAAATGTTGATGTGAATACCATATTCAACACTATGGGCAAACTGATTGAGGTCATGAAAGAGCAACTTGACATGGAAAAAGAAGCAGAGTAAGATGTATATGGGCTGGACGATCCCTTAAGCCAAGTCACAAAGGCCAAATCCGTATTTAACTAAAATGTCATTTGAATCTCTAAAAAAACAATCCAAACTCGGTTCTCTTACCGATAAACTGGTAAAGGAAGTCGAAAAGATGAATTCCGGTTCTCAAGGTGGAACCGATGAACGCTTCTGGAAACCTACTATGGGTAAGGGAGATGTAGGTTCTGCGATTATTCGTTTCCTACCAGCTCCTGATGGTGAAGATCTACCTTGGGTAAAAATGTACAATCATGCATTCCAAGGCACTGGTGGATGGTTAATTGATAATTGTCTGACTACACTTGGTCAGAAATGTCCAGTATGTGCATCAAACTCAGAACTCTGGAATTCTGGAAATGATCGTGATAAGGATGTAGTTCGTCAACGTAAGCGTAAACTATCATACTACGCGAACATTTATGTGATTAAAGATCCTGCTCAACCAGAAAACGAAGGTAAAGTATTCCTCTTCAAATTTGGTAAGAAAATCTTTGATAAGATTCTGAACTCAATGCAACCAGAATTTGAAGATGAAGAACCAATCAATCCTTTTGATTTCTGGAAAGGTGCAAACTTCCGTCTTAAAATTCGTAAAGTAGAAGGGTATTGGAACTACGATAAGTCAGAATTTGATTCCCCAGAACCTCTTCTGGATGATGATGATGCTCTAGAAGCAATTTGGAAACAGGAATATTCACTTTCTGCAATCGTTGCTCCTGATCAGTTCAAATCATTTGATGATCTAGAAAAGCGTCTTAATAGCGTTCTTGGTATTGGTAAGGTTTCTCCTAAGTCCTCAACTGCGGATGAAGAAGATGAATATGAATCTTATATTCCAAAGCAAAACATTGAAGAAAATGTAATGCAGGAACTAGAAGAATCATACCGTAAGAGTAAGTCTGCTCCAAGTGTTCCAGAAAATCTTCGTTCTGAACTGAGCAATCTTTCTTCTAATTCTGATGAAGATGATGAGACTCTTTCTTACTTCCAAAAACTTGCCAACGAATGATCAAGTATAAAGTCTAATATTATCACCTTTTTTGAGGTTCTCAGTAACATATTGCTGAGAACCTTTTTTATATGGCATAATAGTATCCATATCATTAAATATTACGTTTAGGTATCTTGGTTTAAGAACATAGATATTTCTCTTTTCTTCTTGTAGTTGATTTTCGTACTCGTAATTTGTCACTTCTCTTATAAATGAAGATGAAGGAGCAACAACTGGATATCCAAGTCCAGGATCCCAGTATTCATAATAACGTGGATTAGTAGGACTGCTATTTAAAGAATTTTCCGATACTGTATAAATCACTTGTTCTTTTCCTGAGGTTGATACAATTGGAGTAATATTATTTGGTGGATTTGGAAGATCATATGTAAAATAATCTTGAAATATTTCTTTAATTATAAATCTTCCATTGTATTCTTTTTCGGAAACTCCAGAAATAAGAACTTGATCTCCCGGAAAAGCTGGGATATTATCTCTCATGAAAACAGTTACTGTTTTAATTGCAACATCTTTATTTGTTTCTGGATCATAAGTGTACGCACTTAATGAATTAATAATTGAATTGATGGTTTCAATAAAGTTTCCGTTAGTTTTCCAAGTTGGTTGTATTTTTAGTCCAGATTTAAGAACAGTGACTCCTAAAGAATTTTTGATTTCTTTGGTTTCGTAATGATGTATTCCGCCATATAAAATTTGATATACTGATTCATCATTGAATGCTTTTGTTCTTTCTATTTCTTCTTTATCATAAATTGAATTTCCATCTTCATCTGTCAAAAAGTCCATGTTAGTAATATCGATACTTCTATATTTTTCTAACATTACCTTATCAAAGGTCCTTTGAGTCATTGGCCATTCTGTTTGAATGTTCAGAATGTTATTCGAAAGAAGAATTACCCAATCAAGAGTTTCATCATCGTAAAATTTATATGCCACATTGTCAGGACGTTCATCACCTATGATTGAATACTTTTCGAAGAAAGATAGATTTCCAAAAATATCTTCTCTTAGCTTTCCACGTTTAAAAAGATTTTTGACAGGGATATATTCTGAGATATATTTTTCGCCAGAATTTCTGGAGACATATTCAAAGTTCGGTACTTGTCTAAAGTAAGATGCCATTTTAGTAACCTATGTGATTTTCTCCTAGACTATTATAATCATCATCAAATAGAGGTTCAATTTCACCAAAGGTTAATGTCATATCATATTGAGTCATTGCACCGTCCTCATATGTTGCATAGTTTCCTGCTGGAGTATAATTTACAACACAATTTTGTAGGGCACATGTTTTTATTTTATTAATAAATGTATGCTCAGAACTTTTATAATAATATTGAATATCAAAAATATTTGGACTTTTTAGAAAAAGTTCTGATTCTGATCTTTTAACGGACATTCCCTGCTTAAAAAATCTTATAATTTTTCTAATTTCTTCTGCTTCTTCTTTAAAACGAGCAGACATTGAAAAAGTAAAAGTAAATGAACGAAGTGCTGGACCTTCAAATAATAATTCTAAATTGTTATTTAAAATTGCACCAGTTGTTCTTGTAAAAAATGATTGGTTTGCTCCTGCTGCTTGTCCGGCAAAGTGTTTTGCTAATGCTGTTGTAATATCTTCTTTATTTTCGCCAATTGATTTACTAGCATTTGTTGCAGCCCCCGATATTCCTTTGCCTCCGTTTTGTATTCCTGCTAGTGCTATAGCTGCCATATTTGCATCTATAGCATTTAAAGAATCTTCACCCCAAGCAACTGCATTTGAATCTGAAATAGATGGTTGAATTGGAAGCATAACTGTTCCCATAGAGATGCCTTTGTTTTGTCCAGAAGATGTTCCAAAATCAGGTCCTGATTCAAATTTTTTTGGTTGATATCTATACATTGTAAATTTAATACAATCTTGTTCAGTCATGAACTTTGCATTTTTTGGATATCTTAAATTCCCATAGCTTTGTCTTACTCCACCTTTTTTGTCACTTATTTGTTGATTTAAAAGATCTTGATCAAAGGGTTTTCCTTCATTTTCTGGTTTACTTTGTTGATCTCCAGATCCTTCTGTTGAAGTTGCAGCATTTGATTTGACTACTTTTTGCGTTTGCTGCTGTGTCAAACCACCTTTAGATTGAAGTGTTTTTGTTGTTTGTGCCGCAACGTTTTTATTTAAATTTCCCGTAGGACTTAGAAGAGAATTTGCAGCATCAGCACCTAATACTTGATTTCCATTCGCATCTTCTAATAAATTCCATTTTTTCCCATCTGTAGATCTTGCTGCAGGTTTCCAACTGCCTTGCCCTGTCCCAAAAGAAAAACCTGAAGATGTATCTGGAATCCAAACATATAAAGTAGTAGTTCCTCCAGTAACTTCTGTCCCTGATCCTTGTGTCACTGCAGTTGATGTTCTCAAGAATAAATTTGTATTATTTGAACCAACTGCAGTTCCGAATTCATCGCTGCATATTTGCCCTTGCGGACATTGAAAATTTCCTGACATTAACCTCTCCTCCAGTCTTTAGAAAGATTAAAAAACTCAATTTTTTTTAGAGTGTGAGGCATTGATATGGTAAGGTTTTATTTATTTAGACGCAATATAAAAAAACTTTATCTGGATTTGATATTTAACTCATCTTCAGTAATAATTTTAAATTCCAGCATTCTATCTGCACACCATTCTTCTGCAGCTTTCCACTTTGCTTTATTTACTGCATAGGTTCTGCACTCTTGCAAATAAGATTTGGTGACTCTTGATTTTTGCTTTGGTGGGACTGTCTGTTTTTTGGGTTTTACTTCAATAACATAAGTTTTGATTTTTCCAGATTTTTCTTTTACTTTAATTAAGTAATCTGGAAAATATCTATGAATACGATTATCAACTGGAGATATGTAAGAGATAGAAAATTCTTCAGAAGCCCAAGAAATTATATTTGGATTTTGATCGCAATAATAGCAGAATTTTCGTTCCCAACTACTTCTACATATAATATTTTTTGCATCACCCTGATATTTTTCTGGATTCAGTGGTTTGTATATGCTTTTAATACTTTCTGCCATTTCAGCATATATAGTATACCCGTAAAAGTATTTATAGATGGCAGTCAACGCTTTTGCAAATGGTTTAGATTTGGGAATTAATACGCCAACAATAAATCTCACAAATACAAACCTTTCAACAAACGCCACTAATAATACTTCAGTATCTTTTAATCAAGATACAAATGTTGCTCCAGGAGTTCCAAATCCTTCTCAGGCACAAAATCAAAGTCAAACTGTAACTACTGGTCGCAATGTCCCACAACCAAAAAAAGTTTCTGCTGATACTATAAAGGCAAGAATACTTCAACCTGCTTTAACGTCACATTTTGAATGTTATTTTGGACCTCCTCCAGAACGATGTTCAAATTTTATTAAACAGGGTGTTACTGATAATGATATAACAAGTTTTTTAATATTATCTTGTTCTGAAGCATCTCTTCCTGGATCTAGTTTAACTACACATGAATTGAACAACGATATTACTGGAGTAACTCAAAGACATGCATATCGTCGTTTATATGATGATATGGCTGATTTTACATTTTATGTTAATAATTCTTATACTCCTATTAGATACTTTGAAACTTGGATAAGATTTATTGCTGGAGAACAGGAAGCAAAAGAAATTTCTACGGATTTATATTATCCATATAGGGTTAAATATCCGGAAGAGTATAAGACCAGTGTTTATATTACCAAATTTGAAAGAGACACTCAGGCAAAAGGTGCTAGAAGTCCTCAAAAAATTGTTTACACATTTCATAATGCATTTCCAGTTCAAATTCAATCAATGCCACTTTCTTATGAGTCTTCTCAATTACTAAAGTGTACCGTGTCATTTTCTTATGATAGATATACATTAAGTAATACAGCCGTTTCTTCAATTTACACTAAAAACGAAGAACCAACTCAAACGCCTGCTGCTGGTGTTCCAAACCAAACTTATTCTACTTCTGGAATTCCAGAATTTCCTCCCATTGCCGCCGGCAATTTTAATGGAAATCCCATATTTGCAGATCCACCATTTGGTGTTGACAATATAAATCTAGGAAGTGGAGGAATTATTCCACCATTCTAAAAAGTTTAAATTTTTTTATTCACTATAAATAATCAAACCCGAATTGTTTTATCAAATTATGCCTTTACCAAGAATTGCAACTCCAACATATGAATTGGAATTACCTTCAACTGGACAAACTATAAAGTATAGACCATTCTTAGTTAAAGAAGAAAAACTTTTAGTTATTGCATTAGAATCTGAAGATACTAAACAGATTACTAATACAATTAAAACCGTTATTAAAAATTGCATCGAAACAAAAAATATTAAAGTTGAAGCACTTCCTACATTTGATATTGAATATCTTTTCCTTAATATTAGAGGGAAATCTGTAGGTGAAGAAATTGAAGTTAATGTAATTTGTCCTGATGATGGGGAATCTTTTGCTCCGGTTAAAATAAATGTTGATGATATTAAAGTTCAAAAAAATGATGAGCATTCAAATAGGATCAAATTGGATTCAACTTTAATGATGGAAATGAAATATCCATCATTAGATCAATTCATTAAAAGTAATTTTGATCTGTCCAGCAATAATGCTATGGAACAATCATTTGAATTAATTGCTTCTTGTGTGGATAAAATTTATAATGAAGATGAAGTTTGGGCATCTGCTGATGTAACAAAGAAAGAACTTATGGAGTTTTTGGATCAAATGAATTCATCTCAGTTTAAACAAATTGAGAAGTTTTTTGAAACTATGCCAAAACTTTCTCATACAGTTAAAGTAACAAACCCCAATACTCAAGTTGAAAGTGAAGTAGTGCTGGAAGGTCTATCAAGTTTTTTCGCATAGGATTGGTCCATATGGACCTAGAAAATTATTTTAAATTAAATTTTTCGTTGATGCAATATCATAAATATTCATTGACGGAAATTGAAAATATGATTCCTTGGGAAAGAGACGTTTATGTTGAACTTCTCAGGCAACATATAGAAGAAGAAGAGTACAAACAACAAGCGCAACAAAGTAATGGCTGGTAATCCACAAAATTTACCTACAGAAAATATAGATGGTGTAATTTTAAGATTACTGGCCTTAGAGCCTAATGAAGTTGATGAATTAGATTATGAATCATATCGCCAATATTTAAAAGAACTTTTAGTTGAAATCGCTGCAGAAAGAAGAAAAATTGGTAGTGATGAATTTAAAAATATAAGGGATGAATTTAAAAGAGTAAAGGGAAAAAAAGGTAGATTTAGAATAGTATCTAAAAAAACAAAGATAACTTCTAATAGTTTTGGGATTGGTAGAGTTAAAAATAACGTTGTTGAAAAGCAGAAAAAATTAATTCTTGCTCCCGTTGGTGGAGTTAAAAAGCAAAGTAAAGGGAATCAGGGAAAGGAAGAAAATGTAGAGAAAGTTTCTAAACCTAAAACTGATCCAATAATAATAGCATTACAAAGAATCATAAAAAATCTTGATTCTATTATAAAAACTTTAAGTAATATCAATAAGGAAAATAGTAAAAGATATAATATAGAAAGAAAATCTGCAGAAACTAAAAAACGTAAATCTAAGGAAAATGAATTAGAATCTTCTAAGTTTGGAGATGGAATAAAGAAAGCTATATCAACAATTGTTAAACCTTTCCAATCTATTTGGGATAAGATTATTAATTTTATTGGTAATATTATCTTAGGTAGAATACTTATCAATATCATTAATTGGATAGGGGATGAAAAAAATCAGGGTAAAATTCAAAGTATAATTAGATTTTTTTCAGATCATTGGCCTCTTCTTTTAGCATTATACTTAAGATTTGGAACTGGAATAGGAAAATTCATTGGAAAACTTAGTGGAGTTTTAATTAAAGGTGCTATTAAATTAGCTGGACTTGCTGCTAAATTGGCAGCAAAAGTTGGGTTAAAAGGTGCTGGAAAATTTGCTTCATTTTTAGGTGGTCCTAAAGGTAAATTATTAGGTGCTGGACTAACTGTAGCTGCTAATGTTGCTGGAGTAATGGCAACATCTGGATTTATAAAAGATTTTGCTGGAGGTGGAGAAGATAAAACTAACCAAGAAGATTTAAAAGGACCTAATCCTTCTGAAGCAGTTCAAAAATATGCTGGTGGTGGTTTGAGTGGTGGATTTAAAAATTTCTTTGGTAATGCATTTAGTGGAATGGTGAGGGGTCCAGGAGGATCAAAAGGAGATAAAATTCCAGCAATGCTTAGTAATGGTGAATTTGTAATGTCTGCTGGAGCAGTTCAAAAGTATGGTGTAGATACTTTAGAGTCAATGAATGCTGCTGGTGGTGGAACTAATATTCCTCAGATTGCTAATGGAATTGTTCGTGCTGCTGGTGGTGGATATGTTGGAGATGTTAGAGCAGCACAAGATGCTTGGATAAACTACATGAATGCAAATCCTGAAAAGTTTAATAAAACTGGTGTCTATGGAACTGCCGAAAGTACAAGTAATGCAACTAAAGATTTTCTAAAAACTTTTATGAAAACTGGACAACCTCCAGAATGGGCAAAAGTAACACAAAAAACTACAAAAGTTAATGCGCCACCAAACCAAGAATCTTATTCACAAAAACCACCAAAATCTCCTGGACAAAATACTCAATATAGTCAAACTCAATCATCAAGATCAACGCGACCAAACACTTCATCATCATCAATAAGTAGACAAACATCGGCACTTTCAACTAATGTAAGACCTCCGGTTCAAAGAATTAATACAAATATGAATGTACCTGGAGGTCGCATTCGCGGAGGTTCTCTTTCTGCTATACTGGCAGCATTTGAAATGAAACAGCGAAAGGATGAGGGTCAAACAAATCTTCAGGCAGGATTGGGTGCTGGAGGATCTGCTATTGGTGGACAACTTGGTTGGATGGCTGGAGTAAAGACAGGTGCAATTGCTGGTGCGGCACTTGGAAGCGTTGTTCCTGGTCTTGGAACTGGTGTTGGTGCAGCGGTTGGTGCTGTTGTTGGTGGACTTGCTGGTGGATTTGGTGGAGCATCTTTGGGTGGAAAACTTGCAGATGATCTTTCTGGTGTCAATTCTGCTAAAGAAAGAGCAAGTCGTGGCGTTGGAGGGAAAGTGGTTGGTGGATGGGGATTAAAAGGGCAATCTTTTAAAGATGCTCCGAAAACTTCAATTATAACTGATGATAAGGGAAGACCTTCTGTTGGATTTAAGGCACTGAAAAATGGACAACTTACTTATGTAAGAAGATCTGCGCCTGGAACTGGAACAAGAAACCCACTTGAAATGCTTGGTAGGTTTATTAATCCAAATGCATATAAGGACAATGATGCAAAAATTGGAAGGCGACATCATAAAGAAGCAATGGTAAATGCCTTGGAAAGTATGCAATCTCAAGGTATGGCTCCAGATGCTCAAGCAAGAATGATGAAGCAAATGGGTGGAAATCTAAAAGATGTTCAAAATGATTTAAGGTATAGAAACAAAACTAAAAAGCAACAATCAGATGAGCAGAAAAGACTTATGACTGGAGGTGATAAGGGTGCTGTAATGAGAAGAAATAATGCTGCCAGAATAGCAAGAAGTCAATCTTCAGCAAAACCTCCAGTAAAACCACTGCCAAGATCTAAACCAAAACCTTATGTTCCTGCTGGAGGTGGTATGAACGGAAGAAGAGGAAGTGGGTCAAATCCATCTGTACGCGGATCAAAAACAAGATCTCAAAATCCATCTCCAGGATCTTCATCAACTAGACTCGCAAGAAGCACATTAGGAATTAAATAATAATGGCAAAATTACTTCCTTCATCAAAATCCTCAATAGTTAAATTTTCACCGATAATTTCGAAGAAATCTTTTGGCGTATCTTCAAATAAAACTGAAGATACGCCAAATAAATTCAATATTGGAATACTAAAATCAGTACTTAAAATTGATAAAAAGGTTATAGTAATTGATAAATTATTGAAAGATTCACTCTTTTTGACAAAGAAATCCGAAGAAAATAAAAAAAAGCAAGAAGAAAAGAAAGAATTTTCTGATAAAGAAAAAAAATTAGAAAAGAAAAATTTACCAAAAGAAAAAGCAGGTATTAATCTTCCATCTCCTCCAAAGATGGGATTTTTGGATTGGATTAAAAACTTTATTACTCAAACTATTCTTGGATTCTTTGCAGTTAGATTGATTAAATTTTTGCCTAAATTGTTGGAGATACTTCCAACAATTATCAATGTTAGTGATTTTATTATATCTTGGGGTGGAAAACTTTTAGATGGATTAATAACCTTTGTTGATTGGGGATATAAAGCAATTGATGGAACAAAAGAAACTTTAAAAAAATTTGGTGGTGATGGATTAGAAAGTAATTTTGATAAATTTATTGGAGCAGTAGGTAATATAATAGATATTGCCATTATTGCTGCTATTGCTACTGCTGATAGTGGATCATTTGGCAAAGATAATAAACCCTCCGTGAATAAAAGAGGGTTTGATGTAAAGGGGAATAGAGTAAATAGAAGCGTACAAAACAGATATGCTCAAAGATATGGTAGAAACCAATTCGTAGATAGGTTTGGTAAAAAGAACTTACAGAATCTATATGGAGGTGCAAGAAGAGGAATGTTTCAAAAAGGTGCTCGTAGTGCCTTTATGGGACTTGCTGGAAAAGGTGGAGCAAAAGCAATTCTTGGAACAGTAAGACCTTTACTGAAACGACTTCCAATTATTGGTGCATTGATTGATTTTGGATTATCTGTGGCACTCGGAGAAAATCCTGGAAGAGCAGCATTTAAGGCAATTGGTGCTGCACTTCTCGGATCTTTAGGTGCTGCCGTTGGATCTGTCGTTCCTGTTGCTGGAACTTTTCTTGGCGGATTACTTGGCGGATTTGCTGGTGATGCTATTGGTGGAGCATTATATGATATGTTCTTTGGAAATAAAAAACCAAAAACTGGAAAAGTTGCAAAAGCTGCTGGTGGTGGAATGCCATCAACTCGTGGGGGAAAGTTAGTAGGGGGTCCTCCAAAGAGAACTATAAAGAAAAAGAAAACTCCAAGAACATTATCAGCAACAAGACCAAAATTAAAACCGGGTTCTGCAATTGGTGGTGAGAAAAAAATAAAAGAACTATATCCTGAACCCAAAGATAAGACTAAAATGAGTCCCTTTGAGTTCTTGAAAAAATCTTATAATAGATTAACAAAATTGAAAGAACTTGGGGGAGTTGCTTCTCTTGGTATTAAATCTGTAATGGGTGATAGATTAAATTATATAGATTTTAAAAGTGCAGCAACTGGAATTAATAATTGGATAAACAAAACTATGACTCCAGAAACACTTGCATACGCTGGTGGAGGAGAAGTTAATGTTCAACAAGTAATTTCTGGAGAAGATTATAGTGATGTAATAGCAAAATCACTTCAACACTCAGTTGCACCAGAATCTGAAAAAATTATTCAGGACTTGATGAAACAGTTGATGTTAAAGAAAACTGAACAGGAGATTAAAGAAAAAGAACCTACAGGAGAACCTACAACTCCAGAAGGAATACCATTGGGTGAAGGTGAAACTGCAAGTGGAAGAGCATTAATGTCTGGGTTAGTGCAAAGAGGATTTACTAAAGAAGAAGCGGCAGCAATTGTTGGTAATTTGTGGGCAGAATCTGGATTTAGGACAACTGCAACTAATCCAACTTCTGGTGCTTTTGGTCTTATGCAATGGTTGGGTGGTAGAAAATCTAGATTATATTCTTATGCTGCAGAGCAGGGAAAGCAAGTTACTGATGTTAATCTACAATTAGATTATATTAAGTGGGAATTGAAGGGTGGGAATGCTTATGAAACCGCGCAATTCCAAAAAGCAATGGCATATGGAAGTGGTGTTGCTGATAAAACTAGAGGATTTGCTCAAGAAGTAGAAAGAGCAAGTGCTAGAGAACTTAGTTCCTCTATGTCAAAACGAGTGGGTGCTGCTGAATCGGTTTACGGTGGAAGAATGGTTGCTGGTGAAAATCCTATATCAAATGTAAATTTAAAAGGGGGTAGTGGAAAATTTGTTCAGGGTAATTCTGGAAATTCTGGAGGAATTCATTTTCATATTGGACCAGGAACTCAACCTGGTCAAGTTGACACGAGATATAATTCTGATGCAAGAATATCAGCATCAAAAGTAATAAAACATTTTCTTGGTAAAAAGTCTTTATATGATGGTAGGAGGGATACAAGTTATACTTCAGGTAGTGGTGCCGAAGTTATGGCGGCACAAAAAGCTCATAGTGCTTCTGGATCTCAGGGAGGAATTGATATTCAAGTTGGTGGTGGATACGACCCAGGAGCAAAAGTTCAATTTCCATTTGCAGTTAGTAATATGGCCTATCGCCCAGGTGGGTTTGGAGTCAGTGCTAAAATTAATGGACTTAATGCATTTGTTGCTCACGGTAGATATGATGAAAATGGTAAAATCGCTAAGCAAGAAAGGGGAATTAATTTATATGCATTTCACGGAATGAATAAAGTAATGTCCAAAGATGGATTATTAAAGTACCATAAAGGAGAGTTTATTAGTGTTACTGATGCAGATTCTTTTAGATTAGTTGGTAATATTCTTATGGATATTAATGGTATTGAAAATAAATCCCAATTGATCGCAAGAGCTCCATCAATCATTGAGAAACTCAAATCAATTTCTGGTTATACTGACTATGAACAAGAACAATCGCAGATAGTATTTGTCCCTATGCAATCTGAATCTTCAGAATTTTTACCATTAGGATCTAAAACTT